CCGCAAACACTTTAACGTCGTGCTGGAGCGCACCGTGCGCGAGCTGCGCGGCGAACCCTGTCTGGAGATAGAAGAGTTTGCCCCGGCGAAACAGGAAATTGTCTGCAGCCGCTCGTTTGGTGAGCGCATCACCGACTATGAAGCAATGCGCCAGGCCATCTGCAGCTATGCGGCGCGGGCGTCGGAAAAGCTCCGCGGCGAGCATCAGTTCTGCCGGTACATTTCGGTGTTCGTGAAAACGTCGCCGTTCTCTGCTGAGCCGTATTACGGCAACCACGCTGGAACCAAACTGCTGACGCCCACACAGGACACGCGCGACATTATCGCCGCGGCGACGCGCTGCCTCGATGCGGTCTGGCGCGACGGTCACCGGTACCAGAAGGCGGGCGTTATGCTGGGTGACTTTTTCAGCCAGGGGGTGGCGCAGCTGAATCTGTTTGACGAGAATGCGCCGCGCGCGAACAGCGAGGCGCTGATGTCACTGATGGACAAACTCAACCGGCAGGGGCGGGGAACCCTGTATTTTGCGGGACAGGGCATCCAGCAGGCGTGGCAGATGAAGCGGGAGATGCTGTCGCCGTGTTACACGACGCGACTCAGTGATGTGCCGACCGCGCGGGCATGATAAAAAGGATATTGTTCAGGCATTAAAGAAAAGAGAAGGTCCGCTTTGAGCGAGAAGCGGAAGTCCGAGATTGTCCCGAATCAAGCCGCCGCCGTTAATCAGTTGGCCCGGCACCATTTCGCGGGGCATTATTGGTTGCCTCGCTGGGCGCGTTTTTCCCTTCTTTTGCCGGAAACGTCATATCTATCCACTTCATCAAGCCTGTGCGAACAGCAGATGTGCCATCACCGCTAGCCCAGCCATATATAGCAAACATTAATGACACCGAGAATGCTGTCGCAAAAAGTTTTGGGACGCCCGAAAACATGAATTTCAGGAACGCCTTACCATATTTCTGGATATGTTCAACAGCGCCCACCGGCTTTGTGACCTGTTTGCTATATTTTTCTGCCCCCGCCAGCAGCTGCTTCAACGCCGTTTTTTCAGCCGCCTTTTTGTCCTTTTCCAGAGCTTTGATCTGCTTTTGGTAGTCCGCCTCTTGCTGTGCAAATATTGTATTCAAACGTGATTCCAATTCGCCATTTACGCGGGTTATATACCCATCCAGCGTATCCTTAGCGCTTTTTCGGAAAACCTCCAACTGTTTCGGCGACTGGAGGCATTGATCGTGATATGCCATCAGCTCCGTTTCTATTTCTGGTTCTGTTTTTCCAGCTGCGCGGGCATTGCGGGCAATTTCGTCCTTGAACCCTTTATAAATTGCATATGAAATCAGTTGTTCAATGTTATTGGGGTCTTTTACCAGTTCGGTAAAAACCCACTTTTTAGATTGCTGAGCCATAGTTCACCAAAAACAAAAAAAAGCCCCTCGTTAGGGGCTTTTGTCGATAAATCGGAGTTACGCTTTTTTGGTTTTGCGTACCTGATTAAATGAATCCTGCATATATTGACGCCCGCTGCTCTGTGATAATACAGAGCCAGCCAACGCGCGAGCGCGTTCAACTAAGCCTGATGTCGCTGCATTTAACGAAGCCGTATCTTTCGTGCGGCGATAAGCTCGCCCGTTTACTTTGCGTAACAGCGCCCCACCATCAGAACTGTGTACCGATGGCATTTTTGAGTTAGTCGTAACGATTTTCTGCGCAGCGACATTCGCCACGGCTTTTTCAGAAATTTTGCGGATTTCTTCCGGGCTGAGGGCTGGCATACGGCGTAATGTAGTCATTTAGCACCTCCTATTTCTTTTCGTCAGTCTAACACGGACATAAAAAAATGCATCTTTTGATACGGACATTTGATGTTCAAATTGTTGTCCTATCCCTTATCGACACTAACTTGAGATGCTTTAATCGAAAGTGTCCCGCCAGATTTAATGCCCATGCCGCCGCCAGACTCAAGGCCGCCGAAACGCCGTAATTGCCGTGTCGGGACTGCGGCTTAGGTCGAATTGCGAATGTTAATCTGCTCGCCTTTGAGCAACACAGAATGTTATTAGCAATTTCCGCTTCTGAGCAGATGTTATTACACATATATAAATGTCTCTGATTTACGCACGCTCAGGAATGACACGACGTCTGGATGCCGCATGGTGCGACGGGCATCAGCACCAGAAGTGGGTAAGTTCATCAGCCAGCGCATGGCGCAGCTGAACCTGTTTGACGAGGACGCACTGCGTCTGAACATCGAGGCGCTGATGTTGCTGATAAACGAGCTTAACCAGCAGGGCCGGATAATACTCTATTTTGCGGAGAAGGGTATCAAGCAGTAG